ATGAAGAGTGAGTGCCGCGCGCTCTCCGAGCGCTTTGCTGAGCTGCCAGTGGGAAAACTGCTGGACGTGAAGTTCTTTATCAAGAACACAGGTGAAGCGACTCCAGACATGGTTTTGGAAGAAATTCATCTTCTTCTCGATGCTCGTGAAAAAGGTTGTAGCGCCCCGCTTAGTTTCGGTGATGCTACTATCGTTAGCAACTAACTCTAACCTATTTTGACAACAGGAAGCCCTCGGAAGGGGGCTTTTTTTGTGCGGTGAATATGCTTGTTTCTATTGACGATATAAAGCGGCTTTTTGCTGAAATTGAAATATTTCGACAGGACATTGAAGCGGTTGGCGGAAACCCCAACCAGACGCCCGTATCAGTCGAAGATATGCGGATAGTTGCCTCTCGGCGATTGGGCATTTCGATTAAATCTGAAGATGTGGATTATCTCGGTGATTATCTACACAGTACTGTTGCTCGCGGCACGGTTTCCGCAATTATATTAATTCGATCTGGGCTGCCTGATCGTTTGAAGCGGGCGGCTTTTGTAAAGGAACTGTGTCACCTTTTGTTTGATCCGGAAGATACTCGGACTACAGATGTTGATAATACAGTGACATGTTTGCTTGAACATAGGCAGCTTGAAGTGGCTGATGGAACGGGTGCAGTTCCACCAAAGAATAAGATCGTTTTTGTCGAAGAAATAGCATCGCTTAGTATGCTTGAATTGCTTTATCCGAGACATTGCCGAGTGGCAGATCGTTTATTGTTGGATCAAGGAAAAACTAGTTACAGAAAAGTAGCTATGCAGCTCGAAATTCCAGAATGGATGGCATGGGAGCCGCATACCAAGCGATATAAAGCGCTTGATGAGTATCGAGATCTAGCTGAAACAGATATGGCCAAGTGAGCGAGACTTTTAATCTGACTGTTACGTTGTAAAATGTTTGCAAATTAAAGGAATGATGCAATTTTGACCATCAGGGCTCATACTTGCTGCCCGTAAAAGGTCTATGGGCAGTACACATAGTTGTTATTTGCCGTAGTCACAGGTTGTGCCCCCCTAGATAAGCATCATTCGCCGCGACCAGCGCGGCCCAGTCGTCACCAGCCGGATACAGGCCGCCGGGTGCGTGCAGTTGCCCCCACGCCAGCCCGTGCGCCTCCATGATGCGGGATCTGACCCAGCGCCATGTGGCCTTCTGCCTGCTGCCCCATGTCAACAGCGTGACCAGATCGGTGTCGGCCGTGCCCGCATAATCCCAAAGCAGCAGGCAGTGACCGCCCGCGCTGCCCGGCGTCGGGTCGCCATGGTCGGCCGGGCTGTCCGTGTCCCACACGGGCGGCAGGTTGCCGTCCTGATCTTCCCACATGTCTGCCGTAGCAAGCTGAACGCCCAGATAGGCGGCAGATAGGCCCGCGGTGATGTTGCGGATCCCGTTCAGGTCTTCCGGATCAGCGCTGCCCCAGACCGGGAACAGCGTCTGGTCTGCCAGCGCATAGCCGTCGCGTAGGGCGGTTGTCAGTACGTCCACCTCCACGCCGCCATTATCCGTTGCCGGATTGCCGGGCACGTAGCCGGTGGAGCGGGAATAGAACTGCACGGCGGCAGACGTGGTGACGGCAATCTGGAAGCCAGCCAGCGCCGCCGTGGCGCGCAGGTGATTGCCGATGCCCACGCTGGTGCAGTCCCCCAGCACGTCATTGCCCAGCATCAGCGGCGCAGGGTTGATACCGTTGCGGTCCAGCCGGGCAGGGGCCTGACGCGCGCAGAATCCGCGCATGGCGGATAAATGGGGCTGATTGGGACGGCGTTCTGCCGGACGGCAACCCAGCTTGCGGATCTGCGCAAGTTTGCAATTTGTCATGCTGGTTCCAACAAAAAAAGGCGGCTCCGAAGAGCCGCCTTGTGGTTGTGCAATATGATTGATTGTTCTAATCATAAATACGCTGTTAGCGTATTATTTTCCTTGCGAACGATACGCTTTCAGCGTATAAAATGCCCATGACGACAACACACCACGCCTTTGACTGGCACGATGAAAAAAGCGCAGCGTGCCTCTCCACCCGTGGTTTCGATTTCGTTTACGCTGCCCGCATTTTTCTTGGGGAAGTGATCGAACGCGAAGACACCCGCAAGGATTATGGTGAGACACGGATTCAGGCAGTCGGGATGATCGAAGGGTCCCGTTACATGGTCGTTTACACACGGCGCGGTGATGTTACGTGGATCATTTCCGCGCGCCGCATGCACGACAAGGAGTGGAAGAAATGGCAAGGATGACATTGAGCCAGATCGCCCAGCACGGCGGAACCATCGACTGGGACAAGGTGAACGCTACCACGGAAGCTGATATCGACCGTCAGGCCCGTGAGGATGGCACGGATGACACAAGCCATCTGTCTGCCCCATACCCGACACCTGCAACGGTGCGGAAAGCCCTGCATATGACCCAGAAACAGATCGCGGATCTGACCGGCATACCTGTGGCGACATGGCGCAATTGGGAACAGGGGCGTGTAGGGTTGGATCCGGCCGTGCAGGCGCTGCTGCGTATTCTCGGTCGGGAACCGGATGCAGCGCGTCGGGCGCTGGATGTGGCGGCAGAATAGCGCGGACGCTACATTCCTTTCATTCATCCGCGGACTCTGGCAGTGAATTCGTATATGGCAGGCAAAACTGGGAAGCTATTGCCCGTTCTGAAGCCATCCCACCGGATTATCGCGTGACCTATATGGCCGATGAGACCCGACGTATGGTGCTGGATGGGGTCTCACCCATCACCATCAGGCGCATGCGACGGAAGCTGACCCAGGGCGATTTGGTGATCGGAGCAGGAAACAGCAAAAGTTATCTGTTGGAGATTGAGAGCGGTAAAAATATAGGAAGCACCGTTTCGTTGTTAAATGTTGCAAGTGCGCTTAATTTGCAAGTCGTAAGATATATATTTTTTAAACAATAATATAAAACTATTTTATAGGATTTATTTTTATGCATCTATTTTTGTTGATATGCGAAATTTTAGGAGCAACGATAATAGTCGTTGCGGGCGCATTCTATGAAGCAAAAGCTATTGATCGATGGGCCAGAAAAGATGTTGCTGAAGAAATAAAATTATATAAGGAGTTAATAAAGAAATACGAAGATGGAACCGTCTCTCCGATAGAAACTCGGCTCTCAAGAGAGTACTACAAAACTGCATTGCGGACTGCAAATGTATCTTTTGTAGCAAGTTTATTATTTTCTACGATAGGATTTGCATTTATTTTGTCATCTATATACGGTTTTTCTACAGGCGGTTATAATAATATATCAAAAATGATAGCTGGTATTGTAACGAATTCGGTATCGGCTATGTTTTTTGTTCAATCAAACCGTGCTCAACAACGCATGTCAGATTTTTTTGATAAACTCAGATCTGACAGAAAAGGAATAGATGCGGCAACGCTTCTAAAAACAATAGGAGATGAAAATTTAAGAGATAAGGTAAAATCTCAAGTTATACTTAGTTACTGCGGAGTAAGCGAGACAGAGAATAAGAATTAATTTATTTTATACGTTGACCTTGTGATCTCCAAATCTATGTTCTTATCTCGTAATTTTTGACATATTATAGAACTATGTAATTTTATTGGAATAATCACCAAGAGGCCGATGAGGACGACAACGCCGCCCGCACCGACCATGATACCCTGCTCGAAGGGCGTCATGCTCTCACACCCAGTACCCTGAGCGCCTGCTGTACCTGTGTCGGGGCCGGGGCCGGACTGGAGGCAGACAGGCGCGTCCCGGCATTGCGCGGCACGTCCACGCTATCCAGGAGGGCCTTGAAGGCCGACACGATGGTCGACAGCGCGTTAAGGGCCGTGTTGGCGTCGGACAGGTCGCTGCTGGACACCTTGGCTGAAACCCCCGTGATTGCGGCGCTCAGGTCGCTTTCAACCGTGGTCAGGGCGGACAGGACACTGTCCACCCGGCTTTTCCAGTCCGTATCATCATAGGAGATGGTCAGCGTAGACCCGGCGGCGGCAGAAAAGCTGTTCAGGGCAGTGGACAGGGCGGTGTCGGCCAGAGTGATGATGCCCACGGTGGACGCACCGATGCCGCTGGCTACCGCGCCGATGCTCAGGACAGTCGTGACGGCATTGAGGCCCGCCTGACCGTAATCCTTGATCTCGGCCACGTTGATGGTGACGGTGGTGACGTTGCCGATCCTGCTGACCGTGCAGGCGGGCAGGGTGGCCACTGTGGCGATAGCGGCTGCCGACATCAGCCCGATGCCGAGGAAACGGCGGCGGCCGCCATCAACGGCCATGAGGTTTACACGCTGGGTCATGGGCTATTTTTCCAGTCTGGATACGAAAATAGTCCACCAGCCCCATAATGCCGCAGGAAACCGGCATTTTCGCATGGTGACTGGTGGACCAGCTTTCAGTTTTCGGGAGATGGGACATCCGGTGGCCGGTTTACAGATCGGCGCGTTCCGGTTGACGGATCAGACACAATGGGACTGTTGGGCAGTAGGCGTGATTTTAAAAATAGTTCTAATTGCGCAAAGGTCAGCTACGGACTTATCACGCCTGCACGATGGTCCTGTTCGTGTCCCGATTACTCTGGCTGCCGTCGGGGGGTATGGGGCAATCCGTGCGGCAGGATCATCGGGCGCAGACAGGTGCCGTTCTGATCATCAGCACCTGTCTGCGCCGATCAGCGAACGGGCTGACCAGGCACGGCCGGATGCGGCGCTTCGACCTTGGCGGCCGCAGCCACGACGGCGGGTGCCGCCGCTGCGGGTTTCGTGGCAATCGCGGTTTTCAGGTCCGTGACACCGGTCAGGATCCTGGTCAGCGCCGCATCGATGCCGGACAGGTCGAGATTCGGCGCGGCCTTCTCGACAATGACCGGGATCAGGGTCTGCAGCAGGTTGCCCGCAAGCGCAATGTCGGCCTGCGCGGTGGCGGTGTCCTTCCTGCCCAGTGCGGTCTCGACCAGCGTTTCAAGGGCGGGAATGGCTGTGGTGCTGTCGGTGGCCATGTCTGGCGTCTCCAAATGAAAAAACCGCCTCGGGGGCGGTTCGGGAAGCGGGATGGTGGGAAGGGTTTCGTTCAGTCAGCCACGCGGGGAAGCGCGCGCCGGGGGCTTGTTTTCCAGTCTGGATATGAAAATAGTCCACCAGCCCCATAATGCCGCAGGAAACCGGCATTTTTACATGGTGGCTGGTGGACCAGCTTTCAGTTTTCGGAAGGCGGGGCGTCCGGTTCACGGATCGGCGCGATATGAACCGTAAGGATAACCGAATGGTGAACTATAAAATTTGTTCTAGTTGCAAGCGGGTGTCGTCATCGTTACGCATTCAGGCTGATGGTGCTGCAGGCAGTACGAACATTGCAGCCGTTTTCCCAGGGGCAGGGGAAACCGTGTGCAGTTCCATCAATCAGGCGTAGGCTGCTGTCGTTCTGATCATCAGCAGCAGCCTACGTCATTGCTTCATGACATGTTCAGCGAACGGGCTGACCAGGCACGGTCGGGTGCGGCGCTTCGACCTTGACGGCCGCAGCCACGACGGCGGGTGCCGCCGCTGCGGGTTTCGTGGCAATCGCGGTTTTCAGGTCCGTGACGCCGGTCAGGATCTTGGTCAGCGCCGCATCGATGCCGGACAGGTCGAGATTCGGCGCGGCCTTCTCGACAATGACCGGGATCAGGGTCTGCAGCAGGTTGCCAGCAAGCGCGATGTCGGCCTGCGCGGTGGCGGTGTCCTTCCTGCCCAGCGCGGTCTCGACCAGCGTTTCAAGGGCAGGAATGGCGGTGGTGCTGTCGGTGGCCATGTCTGGAGTCTCCAAATGAAAAAACCGCCTTGGGGGCGGTTCGGGAATCGGGATGGTGGAAAGGGTTTCGTTCAGTCAGCCGCGCGGGGAAGCGCGCGCCGGGGGCTTGCCGGGACGGGTCGATCCGGGCGCGACATCCAGTTTCTGTTCGACTTCCTGCCGGGGCACCTTCGCCGGTACCATCGCGGCTTTCCGGCCGGGCTGGTAGGCGGGCAGGTTCCAGCCGCGCGCCTGCGCGATGGCCGTGACCGCGGTCCAGACCAGCACCCAGCGCGATGAGGGGTCAGGCGGCCGCCAGAAACGCGCGATCAGGGCGCAGGTGGAAATCAGGAAAGACACGATGACGACGATGTCCCCGGCATACTGCGCCGGAAGCATCGACAGGACATCCTGCACGATTGATGTGGGGTCCATGTCAGGCCTCGATGGCTTGCCGGAACAGGGCGACATGCTGCGGATCCGCAGCGCCCGCGCCCAGCGATGTGTTGTAGATCCGTTTCCACAGGCCACACATGCCCGCCGCATCACTGGCGGCGGGTAGGGGATCGGGGGCACGGTAGTATTTCAGCCGCGCCATCGCGCAGGCGTAGAAGGCGTTGCCTGTCATCTGCCCGGATGCCGGGGGCCAGTTGCCGCGCATGGAAAGCAGGGCGGTCACGACCCCGTTCATCCGGCCGCCGGGCAGGAAGGTGTTCCAGATGTCATCATGGGTGAAGGGTTCCATCTGCCACAGCCCCAGCGCGGGGCCGCCACCGTCCTGCACCAGCCTGCGGCAGCCGCTTTCCACCAGCGCGGTGCCCGCCAGCAGGTTGACTGCGGCAGCGCCGTCCATGCCGATCCGGGCGAGGGCAGGGGCGATCACGCGGACCTTGAGATCGGACAGGTCCAGCCCGGTCCCGGTCGCATTCATGGATGGCCACCGTGCAGGAAATGGCCGAACCAGTCGCAGAAGGGCGGATAGGCGAACAGGGCGGCCGTCACGGTGCCGATGACGGTGATCAGACCCACGATGGCCGCACCGATCGCCTTGACGGCCTTCATGCCCCCGATCAGCTGACCCATGCACGCGCGCATTTCGGTCGACAGGGTCCGGACCTCCCCACGCAGTGCCCGCAGGTCGGTCTCTGTTGATTCGACCTTGGTCTCGACACGGACCAGCCGATCGCGCAACTGGGGGTCTTCACCGAACCCCAGCACTCTCCACAAAATGAACATCAGGTTTCCAGGCATAAAAAAACCGCCTCACAGGCGGTCGGGCAGGCACAGGCTGTCGGGCAGGTCAGGACGCTGTGGTCGTGCCCGTCGTAGTGGTGGTTGTCGTCGAGGCGGTAGCGGCAGGGGGTGTGTAGATGCTGCCCACAGGATAGGCCTGGTCCGCATCCAGCGCGTAGGCGAAGCCATCGGGAACCGCAATGCCGGTCAGCCCGGTCAGGAGTTGCGTGCCCACGACGTAGCCCGCCGCCTGCGCCGTGACGGGGTCTGGCGTCACGGTCTTGCCGTCCGGTCCAGTATAAGACGCGGGTTGGACGGTTTTGGCGACGGTGCGGTACAGAATGTAGTTCTGGTATGCGGAAGCCGTGGAAGTGGTGGTCATTTTTCTTTCCCTTATGCGGGGCCAATGGCGATGACGGAAATGGTTACCGGCTGGGTTGAGGGAATGGCGGTGCCTGTATTGCCACCGGAACTGGACAGATGAGGAGTGAATCCGGTTTTGGTGATGGTCCCCTTGAAAACGTTTGCGGACACGGATTCACCCAGCCCATTCTGTGCCTCGCTGGACGTAATCACGACCGAACTGGGCACGTCGCTAAATGCGATGGGAAAATCGACAACATCTTCGTCATACGAAGTCGTGGTAAATGACAGCGTGCGGACCCCGTCGATGACATAGGTGTCGTAACTACCTGCGGCATGCTGTGCAGAACTTGGTGCATATCTGTAGCTGCCCGTGCTGTCCTGGACGTTCAGGTAATGGTCTTCGCCGGTAACCAGATTGACTATCTGGTTGTAGTTGTCTGCTGGTGACGTTTTAACGATGGAGGTGGAAAAGCCAGGGCCACTGACCCACAGGACACCGGTACTTATATACCAGTTCATGAGGGTTACTGGTGAGTTCGTTCCATCGCTGGACGCATTGGTGCCGACCTTTGCCGCCAGGGCAGTAGAAAATCCGCTGTTGATATCGGCCTGACTGGCGATCGTCGCCGTCAGGTTGGTCTGGAGCGTCGCCACATCGGTGAAGTTGGCAATGCCGTTATACACGGTGTCGCCATTGGCGTCGTTGTACACGACGATCGCGTGTCCGCTGGCCTGAAAGTAAAAGCCCAGTATCTGATAATCGCTGGCACTTTTGCCATAGGTGCCGGAAACGCAGTCACTGACATCTGCGGTCAGTGTCGCCACCTGATCGGCGCGCGTCGCACTTTCGCCTGCCAGACTGGACTGGAGGGCGACCACTTCCGGTTCGGTCGCGATATCTATGATGGTTATGGCACCCGTCGGGTTCTGGTAGGTGAAAGCAGGTCGCTGCGTTGACCGCTGGTACCACAGCCCGAAACCCGGAAGGTCGTTCGCAAGACCATCAATACTGGCCCCATAATCACCGGACAGAAGCGTTCCCTGATCCGCACCGCCGATGGCGACACGCACAAGCCCCCCATAGGTCGTATCCTGACCCAGAGCGATCTTGTCCGTGGTCTGGTTCGGTCCGCCGCCCTGCTGGACCGGAGTGAAGACGGTGCCTCCGTAGGGACTGGCAATCATTTTCTGGATGGCGGCCGAGAGCTGGCCCCAGTTGGTGCGGTCTAGCGTGAGGCCGGCATCAATGATGACCTGCACCATCTCGGCTACGGTCATATTGTAATGCGATGCCGGGAAATCGGTGGCAGGAACGCTGGATGCCGGATCCCCGTCAGTTGCCCAGCCCGGCGTACCGGTGGCCGGCATCGTGTCGCGTGAGGCCTGGACAACGGTGCCCGTGCCGATGATCAGTTCCATCGGTTGTCCTTAGCTGTAGTTGAAAATGAGGATGGTATGCGCAGGCTTGCGGGCGTTCAGCTCGCATTCCAGCACCGCATTGCTCCAGGTCGCCCACGGGTTCCCAAAGGACTGGCCGAATTTCAGGCGGTTTATGGTCAGCTGCGGGCAGTTGATCTGCCAGGTGTAGGCCCAGGCATCGCCGCCGAAGGGCGTGCCGAATTTGCGGCGGAACCGCGAGGGCGCGAACTGGGTGATGGTAATGTCGTACCCAAGCGTCCTGGCGAACGCGATAAAGTAATCGACCGATGCGCCGCCGTTATCCGTCAGTCGCGCCACCACCTGTGCACGACGCAGTTCCACGGTCGGGCTTTCGCCCGCGCAGGGATCCGGCAGCCCCAGCGTGGCCTCCCATTCCGGCAGCAGGTTGACCGTGGTGGAGGGGAAGGCATCATCAATCAGGTCACCGGCGGACTGCGCGCTGCGCTGGAACGATGGTGCCCACACGCCTGCCATCTGGTAGGGCATGCCGTCCGGGTCGCGTGACCAGATACGCCCGCGCGGCAGCAGGTTAAGGAGCGCGGTGCGGAAATCCGCCACCGAGTATTCTGGTGCTGCCATGGGTCACGCCGCGAAGCTGATGGTGCCGAGGGTCGGCATGGTGCCGGCATTGGCGCCCGTTACCGGCCCGGTAGGGGACTGGACCTCGAAGCTGGCCAGGCCGATCGTGCCGATCGCCTCCTCCCAGTCGTTCGGGTTGATGGTGCCGCCGGGGGAAGAAAGACGGACGAACATGTCCGTCAGGGCATCCGTGATCAGTTTCTGGTTGGCCGTTGTATTGCCGGTGCCCAGATCCGTGATCACGAAATCTGTGGGCTGTGCGATGGGGGCGCAGACGATGACCAGCGCCGTGACCGGCTGACTGGGCTGGATGGTGTTGGCCACCGTCAGCTGGTCGCCGGTCGCAGTGGTGTAGCGATCGTCCCCCGTGGCCGCGCCATTCGTGCCGTTGGGGAAACCTCCACTGGTCGCATTGGCTTCATCCAGCATGACGTAGACAACCACGGTGCCGGCACCCGCGCCATTGCCGACCACCCACGCCCGGGTAACGCCCGGAACGGATTCGGCCCAGCCGACATAATCGTCGGCTTTCCCGTCCTGCCCCTGCGCCTGGTAGGCGTCCATGACCCGGGTGCGGAAATCGGTATCGTCTTCAATGTCCGCGCCGCTGACGGTGATGTCGGTGACCGTGCCGGTGGTCTGGATGCCCGGCACCGGGCTGGACAGGGTGACGATCGTGCCCAGCGTGACGTTGCCCGCCGTGCCCGTGCTGCTGGCCGTCCAGTTGACGGTGGTGACGTCATTATCCGTGACGCTGTCAGCCGATGCCGTAGCCAGCAGGCCACCCTGCAGGGCAAGCTGCGTGCCCGCCGGGATGATATCCGTTCCGGTCGCGGTGAAGGTGGCCGTGCCGCTGGCGGCTGTGGCTCCCTTGCGGTAGACGCCCTTGAGCGCGCCCCATGCGGCCAGATAGGCCCCCGTGGCGGTCCAGGGCACGGACTGCTTCGCCACCCAGTCGATATAGCCGTAATGCAGCCATGACATCCCCGCCAGAACCATGGACAGCACGTAGATGACCGAGAAGCGCAGCACCGCGGTCACACCGGGGATGCCGCCGCTTATGACATCCTGCAGGGCCTGCTGGCGCAGTTGCGACAGGGTTGGACGTGGATAGGCCATTTCAGGTCAGACCCTCCCAGGCCCATGAGAACTTGAACACCTGGGGCGTGCTGTTGCCCGGTTCGGTGATGGTGATGGAGAATTCGGCCATGGTCCGCACGGTGGGGTTCCACCATGCCGAGATGTCGACCGAGGCCGCGACACCGTCATCGACCAGCCATTGCAGCGCCTCGGTGCAGATGTCCTCGATCTCGCGCGGGATGGCCCGCGTGCCGACCTTGACCGCGCGCCGCAACTGCCACAGGCGGGAGCCAATCGGCAGATCCGCAAACGCATCCCCCCACCAGCCGCGCCGGTCGGCCGTGGCCGCTCCCGTAGGGCCGCTGGGGGACTGGATGCCAACCGCCGTGTCATCGGATGATGGCTGGGTTGGTGCCACGCGATCGGTAAACAGGGAGACGAGGACGGCCGAGCGCAGGGAATTGTCCAGTGCCAGGTCACCGGACACGATGGGCCAGTCGCCACGCGCCGCGCGGACGTTCCAGACAATTTTGATATCCATGAGGTCTGCCTGTTTCTAGCTGGCCACGGGCGGCCCGGAATTACCGCTACCCGGTTCCACACCGTTGTGGGGATGACTGGACAGCTTGATACCCTGCGCCTCGACTTCATTGCCGGTTATGGTGCCGCTGGCGGTCAGATCACCCGTGACCGCAGTCTTGCCGTTGGCCGGTGCGATCGAGATTGACCCATCCGCCCTGAGCCAGATCCGGCTGCCGGTGGACGGATGGAACAGGCAGACCTCACCGGGTTGCAGGTCTTTCGGCCTACCGCGCTGGTCACCCGTGGCGATGACCACGCCCCGGCTGCGGTCGCCGCCGATGAAGACGACGATTACGTCAGACCCCGGAACCGGCCTGCTGGCCAGCCCGTATTCCTGCACGATCGGCAGATCCGACTTTATCTCGCCTGCAGCGAGGGCGGCCTGCACGGTGGGGGTGTTGGGGGCTTCGTTCGTATCGGCCAGTTGCCGACCGATACCCAGTGCCATCATCACGCGGCGCGCGCTGCGCAGTACGGTCATGGTGTGCTGTTCTCCAGCGGGGGCAGTGCTTCTGTCTGGACGGATCCGTCCACACTTCTCTGGGCACTGCTCATGATCTGCAGGAACCTGTCTGCCAGCACCGGGTTAAGCAGGGGTTCGGGCGAGAAGGCAGCGGGCGGCATGAGAACGACATCGGCATGCGTGCCATCCTCGACCGTCTGGCGCAGGGTCAGTTCCCCGATCAGCAGGTCCGACACCGTGCCGTCCCGCGCGGTGACAGGTGCGAGCGTGTTGGGCAGCCAGAGCTGTCCGGCCGCATCACGCCAGCTGTCGGTCGTCAACGTGACGGGATAGGCGCGACCGATGCGGCGGTTGACTTCCCACTGCACGCGCTGGCGGGTGACTATGTAGTCCCGGTCCCCGTTTTCAACCGGGATGAACATGTTGCGCGTTCGTGGCACGCCAGGGTCGGTAGCCTCCACGCCTACGGTCAGCACGCCCATCTGGCTGGCCAGCGCATTGACGTTCGGGTCGGTGTATAACGACACTGTATCCTGACAGATGGCCGTGACCCTGGAATACCGGCCGCCAAGGCTGCGCACGGTCTGGATGCGTTCGACGTTCCTGCCCACGGCAAACCCGCTGGCAGAGCGGGCCGTGCCCACGGCCGACATGCAGATATTGCCGTCGGGCCGGTCGTAGAACAGCACGGCAGCGAGGCGGGATATGCGCTCGATCACCTCATAGGCGGTTTCTGTCAGGATGACGGAAAAGGCGAGGATGTCGGTATCGCCCGCGCCATTGACGGAAATCACGTCAATATTAACGCGACTGGCGACAGCCTTGGCGATCGCCAGCACGTTGGTACTGTTCATCTGGAACGTGCTGAACTCGGCGGCGCATTCCACCAGATCGACGGATTTCGAGGCGATCTGTACCTCGATCATGTGGTCTTCCGGTCCAAGGTCATCCACCACGGTTATGACGTAGCCGGTGAACACGAGGTCGGTCCCGATATAGACTTGGCAGGTATCGCCCGGATTGATGGTGTTGACCCCAACAGCGGCCGCGCGCGCGGCCGTCATGCCCAGCGCCGCCGTCCATGGCATGATTTCGATGCCCAGCCGCAGTACGGCGGATGTCCAGTTGGTGATCTGGCGTGATGTGCCGCCTGTGGTGACCACGATCGAGACCTGATCCGACGGGGTGCTGTTCCACCCCAGAAAGTCGGATATGGCGGTAAGCGCACCACTCATGATGACAGGGCCTCGAACTCGGTTGGCATGAAAGCGGGATGAATGGGGTCCGCGCGCCGGATCAGGTCGGGTGCGCGGGATCCGTCGGCATAGAGCTGCTGCGCCAGTACCAGCGCGGGCAGGGCGGCGTTACGGGTGACGGTGATCATATCCGGCAGCCGTGCGCCCCGGTCCGCCAGATCCTGCAGCACCTGGGCACGCAGCGAGCGCAGGGCCTGAAAGCTGGCGTCATTGCCGTTGTCCGCCGCCGTGATGGCTTCATCATCGAGCAGCGCGCCGACCTTGAGCCGCATGGCCTGCGCATCTTCGGACGATGAGGGCTGCCAGTCCCCGCAGGCGCGGGCCAGCGACAGCAGGGCTGCCTGCCGGCACAGCGTTGCGGTGGCGGTCTGAGCCGTTGCAATGGCACCGCCGATCGGGGCGCTGGATGCGATGACCGTTGCATCGCAGGACACAAGTGGGGTCAGGACCGCGATCTGCCCCGCCGGATCGGCAATGGCGCTGCGGACTGATTCGGGCACGGCAAGGATGGCCGTGGCGAGTGTGGTCGCATCCGCCGCACCCGCAAGGGTGGCGACATTGGCGCTGACCACCTGTTCGCTGGTGGTCAGGCCATCCAGCACGCTGGTTTCGGTTGCGGCGGGGTCAACGGTAGCTCCGTTACCCCCTACATACCGGCCCAGGTTGCCCGGCAGCACGCCAAGGGCGGCGGAGAAGGCGGTGGGGGAACGGATGGCCGCGACTGCACCTGCGCCCCAGCTGCTGGCCATGTTCCGCCCTGCATTGAGGACAGATCGGCCGTAGGCATAGGGGGTAAGGGTGCCGGTGGTGTAATCGGATGAAGCGGCCGTGCCGAAAGCGGCGGCAGCCACACCGATGGCGGCATCGAGCGCAAGGGTAATGAGGGAACCGAGCCAGTCCCGGCTTTCCACCAGTTCCATCTCGATATCGACAACGCCCATGACCCCGTCGCGCTCATACCAGTCAAAGCGCATGAGGGCGCACTGCCTGGCCCCGATGCTGGGGTGAACCAGAGTGCCAACGCCTTCCGCTTCCGCAGCCATGGCCAGCAGGTCACGCTGCGCCAGGCATTCGGGGCCGATCAGGAAGGCGCGGATGCGGTAGGTGCGCGGTGCCCGTCCCAGATCCTCGGCCCAGGGCTGGTTACGGAAAGGGTAACGGTGGATCTGGAAGTTGCGCCCGTTACCGCCGCCGCTGCCCATTACCGAGAACGGGATGCCACGAAACGACCCCTGCAGATATTCTTCTGCAAGGGTTGTAAGCGTGCCGGACATGTCAGTTTCCTATGGAGGTGAGGGCGGACGGCATGGCCTGCTGGACAGGCGTGCGGTTGACGACACGGGTGCCTGGAGAGGCGCTGGTGACACGCGCACGTGTTCCACGCTCGGCTTCCAGCTTGACCGTCATGGTATGGTCTGTGCCACCGTTCCTGTCTGGCGTTGCCGAGCCTCCTGCAGCCGTGCCGGGCGGCACGGTCATGGGCGGTGCTGCCATATCGCGGCGCATGCCTGCGATGGAAACGACATAATCCCGCGTTTCTTTCGGCAGGTCAGACAGGTCGTGCGACCGGGCGAACTGTCGCACGGCCGCGCTGTTGGGGCCGGCGTTATAGGAGGCGTCTGCCACGGCGTAATCGCCATGTGCCTGATCCAGCATCTGCCGGTAATAGCGTGCGCCGGCATCAAGGTTCCTGCGCCAGTCGTAACCGGGGGCATTCACCGAATCTGCCACGCCCAGCGATCGCGCCGTTGCAGGCATGAGCTGGGCCGGGCCGAAAGCCCCTGCGCCCGACACGTTGCTGTATCCACCGTGTTCCGCCCGAAGCAGGGCGAGGTAATGCGCCTGATCCAGACCGTAACGGCGGGCTGCATCGGCGCCAGCCGCCTGCACGGGGGCGGCCAGCTGGGGACGCCTGTAGCCGGTCATGCGATCAGCATAATCGGCGTACCAGTCCAGTCCCTGCCGGGCATATCTGCCAAGGGTGCTGACACCGGAGGATACGCCACTTTCAGCGGCACTGGCCATGGAGGCCAGTTTCCTGCCGACCCAGCTATTGGCGACGAAGTCGATAGCGGACGTCATCTTGTCCACGATCGGGGAAATAAACCCCCACGCCGAAGAAAACGCCGTCTTGATTCCGTCCCACAGGGATGAGAAGAATTTCCCCAGCCCATCCCAGTGATTGATGATCGCTGCAGGTATGGGAAACAGTGTTTCCGTAATGGTGCGCAGATAGCCGGTATTGTTCTGGAACGCCCCCTTGAGACCGCCCCACATGTCGGAAAACCGCTTGCTGATGCCGCTCCAGTGAGACCACAGCCCGTACCCGGCGGCCCCGAGCGCGCCGACAGCAGCGATCGCGGCTGCCACCGGCAGGCTGATGGCCGCAAGCGACGTGCCGATGGTAACGGCCGCCGTGGCGATGGATGCAAGGCCGGACAGGACCGGCAGGGCATACAACGCGGCGATGGCAACCAGAGCATCACGTCCGGCAGATTTCCAACCACCCAGACGGTCAACCACGTTTGTAATGGCTTGATGGACGCCCGTGATGTCACCCTTAATGCGGTTCCATCCACCAGCGCGGAGCCATGTCACGAACTGCCGGACATATTCTCCTATGTCCTGCGCAATCCATTTGCGGTTCGCGTCGATCAGCCCGGTGATGAACTCGGTAAGCTGCTGGACGCCGGGGGCGGCGGCTTCTGAAATGCTGTTCCCGAAATCCTCAACCGATTCACCAAGTGCGACCTGTGACCGGCGCAGGCTGTAAGCCGCTTCCACCATGGCTGGCGTCATATGGCTGTAACGCCTCGCCTGATTGAGTGTCTGTTCCCATTCCTTATCGGTCTGCTGGAAGATCGGGATCAGGCCCTGCGCGGCTCCCCCAAAGCGTTCCGTGGCGGCGATGGCCTGCGCTGTAGGATTGCGTATCCCGCGTATGCGGGAGGCGACAGTTTCAAACAGCTTATCAATGGGCTGGGTGCGTACATCCTCGGGCGAAATCTGCAGCGCCCGGAAGCGGGCAGCAGCGGCTGGATCCTGATTGTTAACGGCCGCCCATCGTTCCCGTGATAGCTGCTGGAGGGCAGCCCCCATGGATTCGGCGGACCCTCCCGCCAGTTTGGCGGCGTTCTGCATGGCCTGCAGTTTCTGCGGGGCCATGCCCATGGTGCGCGATGTGGTGCGCAGGTCCGTGCCGACCTGTGCCCAGGCGCTGGCAAGGCGGTACACGCCCGCCACGCTGGCGGCCCCGGTCAGCGTGCCCAGCACAGGGATGATCTGGCCCAGCGACCGAAATGCCCCTACCGCAGACCGGCCTACGGCAACAATGCCGTTATTCAGTCGGGACAGGCCCGACAGGCTGGCAAAGCGACCGAAAGCAGCCTGTACGCGGCGGACTGGGGCCTGCATGCGCGCGATGCGGGTATTGATCCGCTCAATGGTCTGACTGGCACGGTCGGCCGCGCTGATGACAACCTTAACGCCTGCGTTGGGCACGTTCGGCCTCCCGTTTCTGTTCTGCCGCGATCTGGTTGGCTGTCTCGATCGCGTCGGCCATTTCCGTGCCGGTCAGCGTTTCCACGTCATGGCGCGACCAGCCGGTGAAGAACCGACACAGATCCGCGCCTAGCCGTTGCCAGTTGCCGGGCCAGAAAGAAAAAAACCGGTCAGATAATCCGCAGCCCGGGCGAATTTGCTGATCGGCATCTTGAGAACGGCAGCCCTGGGCCATCCGCTGACTGCCTCCACCAGGGCGATTTCTGCCTGCAGGAAGGCTTCCGGGGTGCCCCTGGATTCCGCCGCCTTCATGATCCGACGTTCGCGCACCGTCGGCTCACGCAGCGTCATGTCGCTGAATGTGCGGCCGGTAGCCTCGATCGGATCGGGGAAAGTTAAAGAGAAGGACGGGGATGTATCCGGTTCTTCATCGGGCTTGCGCCGCGCATTCTCCTCGAACCCCGTGACGAACACGACGGCGCGGTCGAGGATCGTGGTGGCCAGTTCGATGATGGCCCGTTCCGGCACGCCGGAGATGCGCGCCACCAGACCGATCTGGGAATTGTAGACAGATTCCGGCGTGATCTGCCGCCCCATCGCCTGCGCCGCGCACAGGACATGGTACACGTTGGGTTCGTGCAGGCGCAGTTCCTCGAACGTCCCTGTCTTTTTCACCTCAAGCGGCGGGTTCAGGTCGATGACGAGGGTGTCGTCCCCATCATCTTCCTGTTCATCTTCTGACCCGGCCGGGATTACGATGGCGAGGACTTCCTCGTCGGTGGGCTGGGTATGGCGGCGATGGCTCACGAGACGGTATCCTCGGTCACGGTGCCACTTTCGACATGCAGTTCGAAAGTGCCTTCCTGTGTGTTGATGTTGATGTTTTCAGTCTGCCAGCCATCAACGGCCGTAATGACCTTGCCATTGGCCTGCACCAGCACGACGGTCAGGCCAGAGGCCCCCTGCAGGCTGCTGACGGCGAAGTCGCGCCGGTCACGGCAGGTGGCCTGAATGAAGCCCTGACCGGGCATCTGGGTGAAGCCCTCGACGGCGGACTGGCCCTTGGAGGTCTCATTGACCGGGCCAGAGGCCTGCCACTGGCCTTCGCCCACGACATTGAACACGATGCCATTGACGGTGAGGGTCGCGGTGCCGCCAAGCGGCCCGCGATAGACGGTTCCGGACATGGCGGCTCCTTATGATTTCACGAACTGGCAGTTGCCAGCGATGACCCACAGCTGGTTGGCGAAATCATAGGGCATGAGCAGGAAGACCTGCCCGCCACCCTGATTCTGCGACTGCAGGCTGGCGGCGAATGTAGCGGCGTTCTGCGCCCACAGTTGCGAACACTGCCAGTTGTAGCGGGCGGCGCAGGCTTTGCCGATCAGCTGCGCCGTGGTGGCCTTCGCACCCGCCGGGATCTTCGTCCCATCGGCCACGAGGATGAAGCCTGCGAACATGGAAGCCAGATAGATCCGCATGTCCTGCAGGCAGATCATGGCGGTCATCAGCGTCTCGATGTCGAGATAGCTGTCATCAGGCACGCCTTCGGCGTTTTCCTGATAGGTGGTGACCAGGCGCTCGATGTTGACCGTGCCGCTGTCGTCCACCGTGAAAGTGCTGATGCCGTCGTGCAGCAGGCTGTTGCGCTGATCCAGCGTGAAGCGTCCGGCATCCGTGGGCGGCATGACCGTCAGGGCGACGCCCGTGATCGGCAGGGCCGGGTTGGTGCGAATGCTGGCTGCGACCAGTGCCCCGACCTGCGCCGCCCAGACCATCGGGCTGGACGGACTGTCGGACACGGGCATGACCGTGGTGTGCGGATCGTTCTGGGTCAGGCCGAACGTGGTGGCCTCCCCATACGTGCCCCGGTAGGCGGTGATGCCGTGGCCATACAGCTGGTTCATCGGTGCCCAGCGGCCATCGGTGTTGTTGAACAGCGTCTTGAACGCCGTCAGGCTGGCCGTGTCGGTGTAGGGATGGATGAACAGGTCATAGACACGGTCACCCAGCGTGGCCAGCGCGGTGGCCAGGGTGGTCGGGTTCTGCGTGCCGCCCGACATCTGGGTCAGCGTGACCGACACGCCCGTCGGCAGGGACTGCCCGCCAGCGGTGCCCAGCAGGTCCACGCCCAGCGCGATGTCATTGCCGCACAGGCCCTTGTTCAGCGCCGTGACATTGATCTGCCCTGCCGTGGTGGCGTCCACTGCCAGCGAGACGGGCAGGCCGGTGACGGCGGCAGCGGCGGTGATGACATTCTCGGCAATGGTTGCGGCCGTGTCGCCCGCCGTGACCAGCGTGGGGATCAGCTGGTCGCCCACATACAGGCACAGCGTGCCCGATGCGGATGCCGGGCCTGCGATGGCGAACGAGCCTCTGGCCGCGACGGCCGCAGCATCATCGGCCAGCGGGAGCACCCAGACCTCGCCCAGCGGGTCGAGGGCGAAATACTTTGCCACCATGATCGCGGCCTGCGATCCAACGCCATACAGCCCCTGCGCATCGCTGATCCCGGCGGACAGACGTGCCGTGCCCGCAAGGGCCGCGCCGGTTGTGGTCTGGGCGATGATCAGGACACGGCGGCCATAGGACGCGGTATTCGCCCTGGAATTGTCCAGGGCAAAATAAAAGCCGGGCACCCGGTTGTTGGTCGGGTAACCCGGCACCGTGATGGAGCCGCTCATGCGTGGGCCTCGGCAGGTTCATGGATGGCCGCCGCGTCACCGGACAGGTGCGTGGGCGAAGGAGAGGGCGAAACAGGCGCGGCCGATGCTGCGGGCGGCGTGGCCTGCACCACATCACCGTTATGCAGGCACAGCAGCCAGAAGCCCGTTTCGGGCACGGTTTCACCCTGCGCCTTGAGCAGGCGCATCGTGCCGGGCCACCGCACTGAGCGACCCGGGGCGGGTTTTACAAACATGATGGAGGGCCTCGGTTTTAGGAGGTGGGGGTCTGCATACCGGCGAAATCAGCATTGCCGTTCGCGGTCATGGTGCCGGTGATTTCGGTGAGCGGGGTGCCGGGGGGCGGATAGGTCTCGATGTATTCGAGGCCGAAATGCATGTTGACCTCACCCGTATGTTCGGCAGTCTTGCTGTTGATTTCGACTTCCGTCTCGATTTCCGTGACCTGCGTAAGCATAGCTTGCAGTCCGGCATCGAGCATGATTGCCAGTTCGATCTGTTCCGCGAAGGCCTCGACTTCCACCTCGGCATTTTCGGGTGACGTGTGGCAGAGACGTGCATGCACGTACAGATGCGAGACACGGGTGAACTGCGGCTGGGCGCGACCGGCACTGACCCCATTGTCACGCGGGCAGGATATGATGATGGCGGGCAGCATGGCTGGCGTCATGGGCAGGCTGCGGTCGATAAAGACGTTTTTCACGCCACTGATGCCCGCCAGCGCTGTTGCGGCGGCCTGTTTCAGTTCCACGCGGTAGAGGGTCATGGGCTGCTGTTCACCAGGTTCAGGTCGAGCCGTGCGCCGCCGTGGCTGTCCGGCTGGACCTCACGGATGGCGTATGTCAGGCCGTTGATGACGAAGGTGTCACCCTGGACGGGCGGCACGGGAAAATCCGACAGCCGGACCCCAAGACGGGGCAGGCTGGTCGTTATGTCCGTGGGCGCCATGCCCGGGATGGTGCCCATGGGGTCCAGCGCCTCGTAACCATCATCGAATATGGCGGTGATGGTTACGGGATTGGCCAGAGACTGGGACTTCCAGGCATAGGGCGCGCCAAACGTGTCGAGACACGGCCCCAGGACAAGCTGGCCGAAGTCTATGCTCACGTGGGCGGCGCTTCTTTCACGAGTGCTGGGGCGACCGGCATGGATGCAGCCACCTGTTCGGGAGGTGGTTCGCCCGGGCCGTTGGGCGAGATGGTTGCGACGTGCGCCGCTGCCGCCGTGCCGGGATAGGCCGCGAAACCACGGGCGACAAGCATGGCGGCTTCCTCTGCCGACACGGCGATGGTCGCACCGGCAGGCGAGGGACGCTTCCCCGGCTGGGTGTAGACGGGGCGGCGCAGGATGATTTCCCGCGTGGTTACGGGTGTTGCCTTGTCAGTCATTGTCTACCTTCAGATTGCGGGGCCGGACACGTCGGCACCGGCAGCCATGACGGTTGCGCTCAGCACGGCGTTTGCCCGCGACGGGATGACCAGCGGGGCCGACTGCATGAGCAGGTTGACCTGCGCCGGGTTCTTCTCGATCCACATCTTGGGCGCGTAGGGCATGGGCATGTAGCTGAACTCGGGATCAGCGATCAGGCCGAAGACCTGCGTGCCGTCCAGCTGGGGCGATGTCATGAGGACGGTGCCGTCCGGGATCATAGGCTGTTCGATGCCGGTGGCGGGATCGACAAACCAGTCATTGAACAGCCAGAGGCGGTACTGCCCCCAATGTCCCTTGAACACGCCGCCGCTCTCGATCTGGGAGCCAAGCTGGATTTCGGCTCCGCCTGCGCGGGGATCCCACAGCACGGAATTCAGCACGCCCACATCTGCCTTGAACGCATTCCATGGGCTGGTCGTGAAAATGAGGTCACGCGGGGTGGCCCCGCTTTTCTGCATGAAGGCGGATGCCCATCCATCAATCGAGGCGGACGGAGATACGCCGGTCTGGCCCCATTGTGCGGCACCCGACAGGGCGAAGGTCAGCGCGCTGTCGCGTCCGAAATCAATCTCGACGGCAGGAAAGCCTTCACCCGAGACCGTGTAGGAACCGCTGACCAATGCCTGGGCCGCCATCCATTCCATGCGCCGCTTGATCATGTCGACCTGGTCCGCGATCTCATAGGCGAGATTGAACTCCAGGCGTTCGGCGGGGGTCATGCCGCCCATGAGACGTTCGCCATACTGACGACGCACGGGGCGCAGCAGGTCAGGGTTACGCAGGTCCTTGATGTAGGCCGGGGTGAACATGTTCGTGGTGATGCGCCGTCCCTCGACCGGCTTGGCCTCGGCCGTGGGGGCGGTAAAGGGGGACATGCGGCGCACACCGATATCGATGTCCAGCGCGACCTTTTCGGTTTCGCTGACAACGATGTTCGGGAAGAAATTGTCGAGCAGGAAGGTGTCGGCCACCATCAGGTTCTCGACCGCGCCGATCAGCTGCGCCGTGTCGTATGCCGACAGCATGGCGGCAAGCGATGCCTGCGCCCCGGCCTCGGCGGAAATAGTTCCGGACATGAAGTGTTATCCCGTTTTACGCGGTGGGAGGGGCGCCGGAGACCGACGTCTTGAGGTAGATGCCGAACGGGCGCATGGCCTCGGTCAGCATGGCGACCGTCCAGCTGGCGTCATAGGTCATGTAGTTCGTGTTGAACTCGCCCATGACGTAGGCATCGCCTGTGACTGTCGCGCCAGCCGCCGTGGTGACATCATCGACCAGGATGGCGCAGGGGGTTTCGGACCCGTCCGTTGCGGTGGCGACAGACAGGATGTACTCGCCCGTCGCCGTCACCTTGCCCAGCACGGCACCCCGGATCAGGGCCTGGTTGGCGCCGATCGTGATCGGCTGGGTGACGACCTTGAGATTGCCGGCAATCAGCTGGTCGGGGACGAACGTCACCGACTGCATGCCCGGCATGAAACCGTAGGACATGGAATGGCTTCCTGTGTTCAGCGCTTGCGGTTCTTGCGCGCGTTGGCGATGGCGGCGAGGCGTGCGCCAGGCTGCTGTGCGGCATCATTGCCGCCGGCGGGCAGCGGCGGCGCGCCGGGTTCGCGCCCCATGCGTTCGCGCAGGCCTTCACGCGCGTGTGGCTGGCTTGCGGTTTTGGCGGCAGGCGGGGCTACCGCGCCCATGGTGGAGAGCAGGCGGACGGCAGCACTGCGGGGCAGGCTGGTACCGAAGGCGATTTCCGCAGCGGCGGCGGGATTGCTGGCCGCGAATGTGCTGCTGAAAATGGCGGCGCAACGTCCACGCTCGCGGGCGCGGGCGGATGCTTTTTCGCCGTCGCTTTCGTCCTCGGCATCGGTGGTGTCGTCGCCATCGGTATCCGGGTCGCCGCCGTCGTCGTCGGCCTTCTTGCCCTTTTTCTTGCCGTTTTCGTCGGTGTCGCTATCGCCGCCGCCGTTATCGGGCGTGGTGTTTGTGTCATCATCCTCGGCAGCGCTGCCGTTGAGGAATGCGAAACGGCTGACGCCTGCGCGTAGCGTGTTGCTCATGCTCGTATTGTCCCTGTCAGGAATGGTGTGGGCCATCAGCCCAGCGAGGCGATCACGTCCATCATCGCGCTGTCTGCGGACATGACGGCGTCGGCCAGACCGGCGGTAACGCCGTGCTGGCCAAGGAAGGTGGCGGCCTGTGTCGCGCGTACGGCATCGGGCGACAGGCCACGATTACGCGCCACGGTGGCGACAAACAGTTCGCCCATTTCATCAATGTCCGCCTGGAAGCGGCTGGCAGCGCCATCCGTCATGGCCGTGGTAGGGTAACTGTCCGTCTTCTGGTCACCGAACTGGAAGGTGGTGACCTTGATGCCCGCCTGGTCGAGCATGCCGGTGATATCGACATGCATGCCGACCACGCCGATCGAGCCAACGCCGCCCGTGCGGGGGACGATGATGCGATCGGCAGCCGAGGCGATGGCGTAGGCGGCGGAGTAGGCGGCTTCATCCACGATGGCCACGATCGGCTTGGTGCCGCGCGCGGCGTAAATGCGGTCCGCCGTATCGAAGCATCCCGCCACCGTGCCGCCGGGACTGTCGATGTGAAGGGCGATTGCCTTTATATCCTCATTGCCCGTGGCCTCACGCAGTGCGGCATCGATGTCGCCATACAGCGTGACCCAGTCCCACCAGGGCGAACCGCCGCAGCCGGGCATCAGGACGCCGGATATACGCATGATTCCCACGCCCGCCACGATGTCCGACAGCTGGGAGATGGGGCGGCTGTCGGTATCGTCCTGCCAGAACCCGGCGTTCAGGGTGCGGCCAAACAGGCCGATGTCGTCTGCGCCCTGCGCCAGCAGTTGACGTATGACGGCCACACGCTCGCCCGACAGGGCCAGTGGCCGACCCAGCAGGTTCTGGGTGAGTGTGAGGTGCCTCATTCAGCCTCCGGCTTGCGTTCGGTGTTTTCCGTGGCTTCCGTGCCGGTCCATTCCGGCAGCGGGATGCCCAGTTCCCTGAATGTCTCGATCTCAAGGGCGCGCTGGTGAACGTTTTCCTCCCAGTCCGCGCCTTCGTTTTCGGCGCATTCTTTTTCCAGCGTGGACAGGCCGCCATCCATGGCGAGAATGGAGCCCTGTTTTTCCGACACGGGATCGATCCAGCCGCGACCGGGCCCCATCCACTGGCAGCGGGCGTAGGCGGCGCGGGCATCAATGTAGTCGGGCGCGCCACGAGGCAGGGGCAGGTCATCGACCTCCATGGATTCCTCCATCCACGCGATGCGGATGGGAGCGGCCCAGCCGATGGAAAATTCTTCCCGCCGACGCTTGAGCGTTTTCCATGCCTCCAGCAGGGCGCCACGGGCAGAACTGTAATTCACCTTTGACCAGTCATTGCTGACCTGCATGGGGGCGAGGCCCATACCGCTGGCCACGTTGTTCAGCACGGCAGCCTGAAAATCGGCATAGTTGCTGTTGGGCCGCGCCGCCGTGACGGCGTTGATCTTTTCACCCGGGTAGAGCATCGGGATCCGCGCGCCCTGGAGCGACAGGTCCCGACCCGAATTCCATGCCAGCTGCCCGGCCCAGCGGCCGCCATCGAAGCCACCGCCGGTTGGGGAATCCAGCGCTTCCGCCGTCATCTGGTGGTCGTATGGACTTTCAATATAGGCGGCGAAAATCGCATTGACGATGGCGCTGTCCAGTTCGGTGCTGTCGTATTTGGTCAGCATCTTGAGACGCTGGACGACAGGGGCGAGCATGCCAGCACCGCCCCGGTGCTGGTCGGCACGGTGGTGTTCGAACATGTGGACCACCTGCGGGCGACCCCATGAGCTTTCGCGCTCGATGCGTTCCCATTCCACTGATTTCGCCGCGTTGTACCAGTCGCCCTGGTGGGCGCGGCGGATGTGGTAGGCAATCGGGGCTTCGGCATAGTCCAGTTCCACGCCGCCGCGCATGCGGCTCATGTCCATGAACATCTGCGGGTTGGACAGGCGGTCCGGATCAATGACCTGCACGGTCGTGGCATACTGGGCACGACCACGTGATACGCGCTCGGGCATCCACGGCAGGGTGGTCAGTGCATCGCCATCCACCAGCAGGTGCCGGAAAGACAGGTTGGCCTGCTGGCCGAATGTCAGCATGCGCTGGCTGTCATTATAGCGGCCAGGATCATTGGCCCAGGTGCGCCAGCGCGCATCGACCGCGCGCCCGAATTCCCGCGCCCATTTGGCGTCGAATGCCGGGTTGCCGGTTATGTGCGCCAGTGCGCGGTAATCGGGCTTGGATATGGGGTGGAAATTGACCCCGATGGCGTTGTCCAACGTGCGGGTGACGGCACCTGCCGCCCATCCGTCATTGCGGACCAGGTCGCGCACGCGGCTGACGATCCGGTCACGCCACGGGTTCAGTTCCGTATCGGCCGACCACAGCGGGGGCGCCCATTGCCGGGTGTGCTGCCCCCACATATCCGCCGCATCGTAGGGCACGCCATAGGGGGCATTGAGCGCGGCAGGTCTGTTCGGACCGACGGGATGTGCCTTCTGATCCGGCGTCACGCGCGGCGTTGCGGGTGCTGCAGGGCGTGCGATCTGACGCGGTCTGGCAGGGACAGACGGTGCGCGCTGACCGGACAGGGCAGCGAATGCGTCTGTCAGTTTCGTCATCAGAATATGGGCCTTAATGCACGGCGCCGGACGCCGGGGACGCCCAGCTGCTGCTGGATCTGCATGATGAACTGGGTCAGGTTGGGCAGGCTGGCCTGCGTGTAGGATACCGAGCGTGAACCATCGCCCTGCGCGTAACTGACCGAGACCACCTTGCCGCCGGTCTGGAGCTGGACTAGGGCGGCCTGTGCGGATGCAAGAGCCGCCTGCAGCTGCGCGGTGGTCATCCCCGCCAGCGTCGAGGTGTTGGGGTTATACTGGATGGGGGGAACGCCCCATGGGTTGAAGCGGTTCATCATGGCGTGGCTTCCTGCAGGCGGAAGGCAGGATCAGGACATTTCCCGTTTGACTTCCGCATTGATGGCGTTCGTCACGGTGCGCTCCATGCGGGCAGATACCGTGTTTTCGACGATTTCGTTGACGGGCAGGCGCACGCGGTAGGTCGGACGCGTCGGCACAAACCACAGGATCGGCACGACCTTGCCGGGGCCGACGAGCTTAAAGATGCCTGTCGGGCGTCCGTTTCCGCCGCGCCCTTTCGCATGTCCTACGAAATATTCCGACCTTTGACCGCGTGCGTTTTTATTCTGACGCTGAAGCCGCCGGGCCGTGCGGTCGCTCATATTTTTCTGGCTTTGCTGCATTACGCCCAGGCGCGACAGTATCCGTACGATTTCTGACCGCTGGATATTGCCGGATGCATCAAGCGGAGCGCCAGGGCCCGGCACCCAGAACTGACCGCCTGATATATCAGACAGCAATTCTTCTGACCGCTTCATATCTCGCGGGCCGCCCCATATCTGGGGACCAAGATAACGGATGGCGGGTGTTCCCCTGGGCGTGAAATCGATCGTGCCTACCCATGCAGAAAGATCAGACGGCGTCGCCTTCTTGACGGTAAAACCGCCAAGAGTGAACCGGCTGGGACTGTCAAACACCTCTTTCATGCGATCGATAATCTGCCAGCGCGCGCCATTGGCCAGCTTGTTCATGGCGTTGGCCGTAGCTGACCGGATGCCAGTTTCCGACAGTTTTGCCAGATTTTTCTGCACGTCCGCTGCCTCGACAGATATGCCCAGCTTGAGAAATTCAGGTGGCATTTCGATCTCCTCGGTTCAGAAATTGCCTGATCCGAACTGCTGGGCGAGACGCTTCATACGTTCGGCCATAGTCTCGGTCGGGTGCGGTGATGGCATCGGAGATGGCGCGACGGCTTCGGTAATGACCTTGAGACTTTCCACCATCTGGTGGACGGGGCCGGGCACATCCACGACCAGGACGTTGCTATCGTGAGGCATTGCCCACGATGGTGGCGCGGTCCAGTCGATCCGGCGCAATCCGTGCAGGTTGGCCATCACGTTGGTCATGACCATAAGGTCAAGCGCTTCATTTCGCGCCCCCGATGTCGCTTTTTCCCATCTGCCATTCGCCATCCGCTGTTCGGCCACCAGCTGGTCAAAAAATGGATGTGGCGAAGCGGCGCTTTTCAGCGCAGCAGGGAAATGAACGTATAATGGCCCGGCTTCACCCCGCTGGAGCTGAAGCGCCACGACATCCTTGGCAGTGTTCGGATTGAAAATGCCCAGCGGCACGTCGCCCCGATTGGCTGCAAACCTGTCCTTGCGCTGGGTCTCCGGATAGTTGACGACCAGCGAGGCGGCATTGATACCGCTCGCCCCCTTGAGTGGAAGAATGGTCCAGGCATCGCGTCCGTCCTTTTTGCCAAGGAACAGCGCGTCCTTGCGCTTTCGGGCACGGCGCCATGCTTCATACGCCTGGAGCGTGACGCCTTCCTGGCCGCCGCTGTCGTAACCGATAGCAAGGATCTTCATCCCTTTATGCGGGGCATCCACAAGCGGATATACATGTGTGCGCAGGCGGTGAAGCAACGCATCCCAATCCGCAGGACTGGTCGCCGGATCCGCTGACATCCTGAAATAATCGATGACCCAGCTTTCGCCGCCGATGCCCCACCCGCGAACCATTGCCTCGAAATGACGGCCCTGAATATCAACTGCTGCGGTAAGGAACCGGACACCCTCGGGAACGGTTCCCAGTATCATGCCGGGTTCGGCACGTTCAGCTACAACGCAGGCATCTATGCTGCCAACCGATTTAGGCGGCTGGAACGGAAGCCCCCAGCGCTTGACTGTAACATCCTTGAGCTTCTGGAGCGCGTCTTCCTCACCATTCTCCAGCGCACGACGCGCTTTCTCCATTTCATAGGCGAGCGATCCGATGCCGCCGATCACGAAAGGCGACATGGCCCCCGTGATCCAGAAACCTGCGATCTCTTTTGCTGCCAGTTCGCCAGATATGTCGCCCGCCTCGCTGATGGCCTGACCAGTGCCAACCCATACGCCATCACGGTTCATGGCGCGTCGCCATTTATCTTCGATCAGGGAGCCGCAGCATGGACAGACAAGGCGTGCGGCTTCCTTGATCTCATCAAGGGGGGCATCCGCAGGCCAGTCCAGCGTCATGACCCGTTCCCCCATGGGGTTGGGGGCGGAGTAGGCATTGCAGTTCGGGCATGGCCAGTACCAGATATGGCGGTCACTGTCCCGATAGAGAGACATGACCCCGGCAGTCCATTTATCCGGGTTGGCGCCGGCAGCCATGTCTGGATGACTTTCGGCCAGCACCATGGATTCATACATGAACGACTGGCGGCGCACGCTGGCAAGCTCATAAGTATTGCCGTCGCAGGCATCCAGTTCGGTAATAATGATGCGGGGTGCGGATTTCTGAATGAGGTTTCTGTAGCTGGCGGCCAGAAACTGCACCCACATGCTAGAGAATTTCTTGAAATGCATGGAGTTGTCGCGTGGCAACTTCCCCAATTTATCTTTCAGACGCTTATGACTGTCGATCAGCGGATTGATTTCCGCCTTCACGTACTCCTCGATCATGGCGTCGGTCGCACTGTAAACCAGCATGTCCGCTGGATCCGCGTCGATGGACTGGCACATCCAGTTCTGGCCAATCGCGGTCTTGCCACTTCGGGCAGGCCCAACCACCGCGACGGTCAGATGGTCGCGACTGGTCAGCATACGCATCGGCCCGACGAGGTAGGGCGCTTCGTCATGGTTCCACCGGCCAACGTATCCACCGCCGCGGTTGTCCAGATAACGATGCTGTGCCGCGTAATCGGCGACATCTATCTGCGCCGGCGGCAGGAAGGCCCGGATAGAGTTGGAGATAATAGTACGTGGATCGACAAACCGGACCTTATCCAAGGAGGTCGGGCTGAGGTCCGTCATCTTCTGTTTCGCCTATTTTCATGTCGTCCAGCACCTTCTGGACCGCCGTGCGCTGCATATCGGCCACTTTACTTTCGGCCTGTCGAATCATGGCATCAGGCCATGATTGTTCACGGCCCAACTGACGGATGAAAACATTGATATCACGTCCGAGGCGCCCGAACACGGACGTGAACAGGTCCTGCAGATCTTCCGCGTGAACCAGTTTTCCAGCCAGTTTGGCCTGTTTTATCTGCAAGTCCTGCAGGCGGGCCAGGTCATATCTCTCCTTGATGGAAAGACGACTGTCGGACGAGGGCGCAGGAACAGGTTCGGGCCATAGTGAAAGCTGGAGCTTCATCAGCTCCGCATCACGATTGGCCTCTTTTTCCGCTTCCTCTTCGCGTCGCGCGGTCAGAAAGGCAAAGACCTCATCCAGATGAAAGGTCCAGCTGACACCATTGCGTCCACGTTCGACCACGGGAAAATCCGGCCAACGATCCAGCCAGCTGGTCAATGTCGGAAGCGAAATCCGCAGCCGACTGGCCAGTTCCCGCTTGTTCACAGTCGGACGTGGCGTGGCAACCTGATCTTCCCGCGCTGTTTCATTGTCTGACAACAACACCAATGGAAACACCAAGCCTTTGAAAAATTTATAAAAGCCAGAGAGCAACCGGGCGCGAACAACTCGCGGAGCCTGACCCTCCCAGGAAGGACCCAAGAGATTTCCCGCCATGGTCGGGGGAGGGGAGGAAGGCCCGCGCAGGGGATCGGGGCGGATTACATGACTGCCTCCATCACCGCAATTGCATGGAGAGTGCCCATAACGAAAAACGGCGTGAACCCCGAAGGGTGCACGCCGCCTTAACATAACAACCCCTATGCGGCAAAATGGGAAGTTTGGGAAGTGAAAAATGTAGGTTGTGCGATTTTTCTTGCGATGTCGGCTATTGCCATCTGGTGCCACGACTTGGCTGTATGGTGATTGGTATGCAGACGATCCGCTATTTTCCGCCATGTCCAGCGGTATCGGTGCGAGATCGGATGCACGATCAGACGCAGGCAGACCACCTTACGCCAGTTCATTCGGTCAGCACCGATCAGCCCGATCCACGACAGCGCCTCATCCATGCGCGTAATCGCGGACGAACTGGGGCGAGGTGGTCGCATGTCATCATCCGGACAGGCATTGATCCAGTCGAGATCCGCTTCCTCCAGCATTTCCGGCCATGCCACACGTACGCCGCCGGGTTTCAGGCCATGGGCAGGCAATGCCGCCAGCGTGCAACCGGCCTCAAACAGGCGTTCTCCGACCACGTCCGCGATGGCCAGACCTTCGGGAATGGTGAGGGGGCGCTTCATGCCGCCACCCGTGCGCGGGTAATGAAGTCTTCCCGACGCGGCTGGGGCGCATCGCTGCCGTTTGCAGCATCCAGAACCCACTGGCGATGGGCTTCCTGATAGGCAGCATCCGCCGCGAACTCGGCTTCCGTGGTGCAGACCAGGGCAGGGATGTCGCGTTCGGCAATGGCCCTGGCAATCGCCTTGTTGAAATAGCCCATGTGCGCAATTGGAGTTTTCTTTTCTGCCTCCCGGTCAGCCAGCGTGCCGACTACATGCATCACCAGCCGTTCAGTCTCAGCTGCACTCAGGCCCTCGGCCAGCGCATCGGCCACCCACTGGCGAACCTGTCCCCAGTTGCCACGGTCACGGGCCGGATCGAAACCAGCGCGTTCCCATGCCTTGCGCCCCAAAACCTTGAACACCGCATCCACGTCCTGTGCCGCAGGCTTAGCTTTAAGGTTATTATTAACCTCTAAGCTAAGCTTAGGGTCGTGGGTTTCGTGTTGGGTTTCGGTGGCCATGTCTTTTCCTCCTGCAATGCCCATGATGGCGGTGCGCTGGCGCGGATCGTCCTGTGGTTTCGGATTGTGATGTTTTGGCGGTCTGCCGCCCTTTTTCCCGTTTTCGCGCGCCGCCAGCGCCTTGCGTGACGGCATGAGCGCACCCGGCAGCCCGATAGTACCGACCGTGCGGTCGTGGGTTATCAGTTGGGTTTCGGTGTAGGTTTCCAGATGGGTTACCAGTTCGGTTACATCCATGCGCAACCCGACGGTGGCGATTTCCTCCAGTGTGGGCGCCCCGCCGTTCCCGGGCACCAGCACGCCGTCGGTTCCGTATTCGATGATGTAGGAAATGAGCTGCACCCAGATCCCGATGGCAGCATGGCCCAGCGCGCGCAGGCGGATGTTGTGCGTCGCCATCTGGAGCATTTTCTGTTCGGTTGTTACGCGGGCCATGTCAGTACGCTTTCAGACGGTAGCCATTCCGGAAAGGCTCCAGAATGTCGAGCCGCACCAGTTGCTCGATTGCGGTGCCGACTTCGGCGGCATCAGCCGCCACAAGCCGGGTAAACTGTTCCAGGTCGGGTGCCGTGCGCACGGGCGCACGCATTTCCGGCATGACATCGGCCGCGTCAGTCAGTTCCAGCCACATGGCACGGGCCGACAGGCCAAGCAGACGCCAGCGGCGGTCTGTCATCAGCACGCGGGCGTGCTTTCCGGGGCGTTGACGCGGCGATTTCATGGATGGGTTATCCTTCCCAGCGGTCGATAAGGATCAGGACAGACAGAAGCGCCCAACCAGCCATCAGACCGAACATGATCAGGAGCGACACGATGGCGTCCCCGTGCGGTCCAGCCAGATAGCAACCCGCCATGGCGCAGAGCGCGCCAAGCAGGGCAGAGCGCAGCAGTTCAGGGATCGATACGCGGAAACGTTTACGCATGTTCAGAACTCCGGCGCCGTATTGGTCCATGCCGGACCGTTTTCACTTTCATCCACATCGCGGAACCACGTGGTCATGTCCTGGAACTGGAGCGCGCAGCCGCCGGTCGCGCCATGCCGGTTCTTGGCGATGTAGGCGGTCGCCTTTCCCTTGCTGTCACGCGTGCGCTGGATCAGGCTGGCGCAGCGGGCGCTGTAGGCTTCATCCGTTTCGCGGTCATTGCGGGGAATGTTGCCGTCGCCCAACTGCTTGTTCAGGTAATAATGGTCGCGGTGCAGGAACAGCACGGTGGCCGCATCCTGCTCCAGAGATCCACTATCGCGCAGATCGGTCAGTTCCGGCCGCTTGTCCTCGCGCTTGGCGCTCTCGCGTGACAGCTGCGCCAGCGCCAGCACGGGGATTTCCAGTTCACCTGCAAGGTTTTTTAGATCCTTGCTGATTTCTGTCATCTTGTGCGTCAGGTTGAACGACCGGGAATCAGTCGAGGCGCTGAGCAGGCCAACATAATCGACCACGATCAGGTCCAGCCCCTGTTTCGACCGCTTCATGGCGCGGGCCTGTGTGCGCAGTTCCGCCACCGTGATGCCGGAGCGATGATCGATGCACAGCGGCAGGCTGGCGGCGGCGTGCTCGCCTTCCTCCAGTTCCCGCCACTGATAATCGGCCAGCGGTTCGCGCTGGGAGGTATCGACATGCGGCGGAATGTCGTAACGCCGACCGGTAAAGACCGATAGCGTGGACAGACCGGCCCATGCCGCGCCGGCACGCGCGCCCAGTTGTGCAGCACGCATTTCACCTGACCAGAACAGCACGGAATTACCCGCCGCCGCCGATCGCACGGCAATGCCAAGTCCAAGCGCGGTCTTGCCCATGGCCGGACGCGCGCCCAGCAGGGTCAGATCACCGGCATGCAGGCCGCCGGTCATGCGATCGAGCGCCTTGTAACCCCACGTGATGCCCGCCAGTCCATCGCCGCGCTCGGCAGCAGCGCGGGCGTTTTCGATGGCCAGCCCGATGGCATCGCCGATCTGCACCGTTGGCTGGATCTCGACGCTACCGGACGCGATGCGGGTGATGCGGCTTTCCAGCAGTTCCATGATGGCGCTGTCGGGCCGTTCGCCCGGCATGCAGCACAGGTCCGCAGTCTCGGAACACACGTCAAACAGATTACGCCGGAACCATGCGCTACGGATCGCCCAGGCATAATCCGCTGCATTGGTAATACCGACCATGCACTGCAACAATGTGGCAAAAACCATGCCTGCATGCATGTCAGACGGCAGCAGCGGATCGTTTTCAAACTTTGGCCGCAGCGTGACCGGGTCGGCCACGTTGCCCGCCCAGATCAGCGTGCGCATGGCACCATAGATCGCGCCGTGCAGCGGAATGTAGAAGTGTTCGGGCTCAAGGATTTCCTCGACGCGCCCGAACGCGGCATTATCGGTCAGGATCGCGCCCAGCAGGGCCTTTTCCGCCTCGACATTCGTGGGCCTGTTGCGCAGGGCCGTGCCAAACAGGGGAGCGGGGCCGTTCATGACTGATCATCCGTCTGGACAGGGGGCATGAAAAACGGCTGGTACATTGTAACCGTGACCGGGCGATAACCCAGCGCCAGCGGCACGGATGTACCCAGCCCCTTGTGCCCGTTCACCGCATTGGCCAGCGTACGTAGGTTCAGGCCGGTTTTCGTGGCCAGTTTTGCCACGCCGCCAGCCTCACGCACGCGGGCGTTCAGCACGGCATACATTTCGGTTGCCGTCAGCATTGCCCCGCTCATGACGGACGCCTCCCGCCAAAGCGCGGCAGTGTGACGTGGCCGCGCCCGAGATAGGTGCGACCGGAAGACGTGATGGCGACACTGACCTGATTGTTCAGCCCCAGCAACTGCATGCGCGACCGCACGGCACGGGCCGAAATGCCCATCTTCCGCGCCATGGCGGAAACCGATACGCCCATACCCGAAAGCTGGCGCAACATGGGGTCAAGCCTGTCCCAGTCTATGGCAATAGCTGGCATTGTATTCTCCCTGCGCGGGGCGCGTGCATGCGGCACGCCGGCCCATCAGTGAAACAGGTTCCGGCGCAGGCGGACCTTGAGGCGCGCAATGCGCTCAAGCCGTTCGGTCCTGCGTTCCAGAATGACGGATTCCCGCAATGCCCACGCGTCGAGCGCGCCAAGCATCAACCGGAAAAACTTGAGGACGATCCACCCGCGCCCACGGCGCTGCACCAGCACCAGGCAAAGGGGAACGCCAAAAACGGACACACTGATCCAGACATAAAAGGCATGGGTCACAGCAGGTCCCGCAGTGCGGCCTGCCGCTGCCGGATATTTTCCAGCCGCTGGCGGATCAGCGCATCTTCATGTCGCAGGCGGCTTTCTTCCTGCGCCAGACGGGCCGCGCCAAGGACGCGAACAGCGTGCCATTCAGCCAGCGTTACGGCGCGCACCTCATGGTGCCAGCACGCGCGGACGCGGCGCACGGTAAAGCCCAGCGCACGCGCCACCTCGGCAAACGCACCGGCCAGCCCCAGACGGTCGCGCCGCGCGCTGACCTCGGCGCTGACCAGATTCTGGAATTCATCGCGCATCGCATCGGCGCACATCTTATGTCTGGCCTCCCGATCCGGACTGGATGCACCCGCGCGCGCGGGTGAAATGGGCAAAACGTCCGAGCGCTCGGACAAATCGGCCAAAATACCCGCGCGCTCGGACAAAAACGGCAAAATACCCGACACCTCGGACGCCCTCCCTGACACCTTCATGGATGTCAGGGGGGACTTTCCCCCGGATATTGCGAAGGGCAGGGAAGGGCAGACCGCCAGCGCGCTGGACACGCATGGAAAGCTGGCGGCCTGCCAATCCTGAATGGAAATGACACGACACAGACATCAGTCCGACATCCGGCGGCATGTTTCGCAACGGAACAGAAAACGGCTGGTCGCCACGAACGCCCCGCGGCAGTTGCAGCACCGGCGGTCGATATGTTCCTTACGCGCCGCACCGGGCTTGCGCTCGTACGCAGCACCATGCGCAGCCGCCGTGCGGTTCAACTGGGCATGGTTCAATTTCTGGCCGTCCTGCCTGCATTGACGCGGACGCGACAGACCGAGGAAATGGATACGGTATTTCACTGTCGACAGGGGCAGGCCAATCCGGCCCGCAATTTCGGCATGCTGCAGGCCTTCGGCCAGCAGCGGCACCAGTTCGGCCCGCGCCGCATCCCAGTCAACCCGCGCGGCCATCAGGTATTCACCGATGAATACCTGACATAACCCGATCCGTCGCACAGCATGCAAATGGCCAGTGACGGCACGGTGCGGCGCGACAGCAGATCACCACCCGTCCAGGTTGTATGCAGCCAGCCACGACCACCGCAGCACGCACACACGGGAGCAACCGAATATGGCACGACCGCGCGGCTCACGAGCGAGCCCCCCGGAAACCCCGATCCCGGATACGCCGGCCAAAAGCATCTTTCCATTCACGATGAACGCCAGCCAACGCATCTGCCCAGGCCGCCATGATATTAGCCATCCGTAGCCTCACAAGCGGCTCATGGCTTTCTGCAATCTCGCAGACATCCGGTCGGATTTCCGTCGCCTGATAGATCGAGAAACCGTCTATCAGCTCCACGAACTCAAACCGCATCCGGCGCGGCCGATCCAGCGCAATGTCAGACCAGAACGCGCGCAGCCGCGCACCTTCGGTCTGACAGCACAACTTCAGGACACTGCAGCCATCGGCTACCTCGGCACACCAGACGCGATGCACCTCAATCACACGCATGACGCTCACGCCGCACCTCGCTCATGCGTTGTTTCGGGATTATGCATGCCAGACGTGGCTATTGTGTCGGGAGATGACATGACGCCATCCCCCGCATCCCCTACCTTGTCAGCTTCGACACATGACGAAGCAGAGGAACTCAATGAAACATCATTTGGCGATTGCATCTCTTTCGATCGAACAGGACTTTGGTCCGGATTCGCAGACACATGCCTATCAGGTTGCTCTGACCGTTGCGGCGATAGACGAGGAAATCGTGGAACCGCATCAGCCAGGTCACGAACCCAAAACCCGTTTTGCAGGCTCATCGACCGTTCTAATCGAGGCCCAGCTTCAAACCCTTCCAGCCACCACGACAGAGGAGTGGCTGGATTGGGCGCGGTCTTACCTGACTGCGCGCTTTGCAGCGCCCGCAGCAGAAACGCCATCTGCCGGGCACTGATCAGAAATACGAGGTCCGGGTCACTGTTGGAAACTTCCAGTTCGGTGACCCGGATTCCGAGCGCATCGATCTTCATGCCGCACCTCGCTCACATATTTCATCGGGAGATTTCAAAAGAAGCAAACCATCCGGCTTCGCCTTGTCCGTTGGCCAATTTTTCGAAATCCATTCAATTACGCGCTCACAATTACGCAGCGTGATACTGCCGCCGTTCCGCAGGCGCGGCAGCGTTCTGGAATCACGCAGCGCATAACCAGACAGGGTGGCCAATGCGATGCCTTTCGCTTCGCAATAGGCTTCCGACAAGGCGAGCAGTCTCAGAGTGAGCGTCATAACTCAAACATATGCGGGGATTATACCGCATAGTCAATGGAAAATGCGGGGATAACACCGAATGACAAATGGGTTCATTGGCGGGATATTCCCCGCATGAGCATATCAGATCTACTTTCTGTGATTGATGAACGGTTAACTGCCCTTGGTCTTTCCGACCGTAAGGCGTGTTTACTTGCCCGAGAGATCAATCCGAAAGTAGGGGTGGACTTTATTCGTGACATGCGCCGCAGGCATCACGACCCTAAGGCAGAAAAGCTGGCCGCCCTGGCGCAGGCTTTAAACATTCCCTTGCCCCAACTGGTTGCGGCCCTATCCCGCAATGACGCGCCTAATGATGTGAGCGAGCATCTGATGCCCGCGCCTGTAGAGCCCATTGAGGTACGCGGGTACGTGCAGGGAGGTGCGTGGCGGAGTGCTTTAGAAATACCCGACACAGACCGTTATCAGATTATGGTTCCCGCTAAGGGCCCGTATACCCATCTCCCGCGATACGGACTGGAAGTTCGCGGCGAATCAATGAATAAGTTGTTCCCGAACGGGACCGTTGTCGAAGTTGTAAATTTCTCTGATATCGGACGCGCTCCCGAAACAGGCGAATGCGTAGTGGCAATTCGCAGAGACGGCCCAGACATGGAAGCTACCCTTAAACTCTATCAGTGTGCGGACGACGGCACCATTTTACTATGGCCCAAAAGTACGGATCCAAATTGGCAACAGCCCATACGCCTTTGCCATATGCAGGATGGTGAGCGCCATTATCGTGATTTCGGCGATAGATCTGATGGTGCTGATACTCAGACCCTCGCGCTGGTTATTGGCGCACATCTCCCTATAGGGAAATTTTCTATCACATGAAAGTAATGCGGTGTTGCAAAAAGAATGGATAGCTGCAGGAATGATGCTGCTTGCAGTTCCTGCTTCCGCCCAAGAGGTGTCCGCATGGCGCACGGCGAGTGACGGGGGGAACTGGCAGGTCCTAACAGGTCCAAATACTGATGTAATAGTTAGGTCCACACCGTCGTATGCTACTTTATATTTATATTCTGATGGAAAGAGGTTTACCATTGGTGTTCATTTGAAGACACCAATCTCCGCTCCAGAACTGGATGTTGATTTTCCTGGTCAAGGATCCGTCAGTTTTACCCAGACCCATGGCGGGAATTTAACAGGATACGACTTTGCCGAGGATCTTCCCGTTGAAAAAATAGGACTTTTTATTCACCTTTTGACAGCAGCCAAGGTAGCTGAAGTGCATGCAGGAAACATTCAATACAATATTTCTCTTGAGGGAAGCACAGTATCAATCGAATGCCTTTCATTTTATGCAAAGGAACATTCTTGGATTCTTCCCGCTCCGTTTACGCCTGCGTCTTCCGTCCCCGAAAGTTCTTTAAGTGACAGTCCGCCGCCGTCGGATGCGAGCGATGACAGACTACCGACGTCGCCTGCAGAAGCGATGATGGCGTCAAACAAACTGCCCGAAGCAGAAAATACAAAACAAGAAATGTTTAAGGCATTTAACTACATGCGGACTGCTCATTTGCCGCTCGCCACTTCCCTTGCGCAATGCGCTCGCACGAATGCAATAAAATACAATATTCTTGGCGATATTACCGGAGCAGGACAGATAAACATATCCTGCAGGATGCAGCGCAAGGCCTATCACGACGCATGCCAAGAGGAGAGCTCATCGAGCGCATGCGATGGCGCTGCAGGCTTAGCTATATCTGTCGGGCAGTTCCCGGACACGACAAACGATTAGCCTGCGCGCTTGTTGCGGTAAAATCCCCGCAATATTTTATTGACATGCGGGGACTTCACCGCATTATGTCTCCATCACGCCACGTGATGGAGGTTTTTCATGCTCACCAACCCCGACGAGATTTCGCGCATCAGCGGCCTCGGTCCATCAATGCGCAGCCTCCCTATCACTGCTATGATTGCATCCAGACAGGGAGGGCCACATGTCCGAGCAAACCGATCAGCCCGCGCCTTACGGCGCACGGGGCGAGGATTATGCCCTGTGGCGCGCGCGGGAAGCCGTGGCCCAGGCGGAAAAACTGCTGGCATCGCAGGCCGCAACAATGGCGTATCACGAAGGGCGCGCCACGTCGCTTATCGGCTGGGTCTGCGCGGACCTGCTGGCGGTTGCTGGTATGCTGGGGTCGCATCCTACATGGCCTTGGGTCGTCGGCTCAATCGGTGTGGTTTTTCCGTCCCTGATGTCGGGTTACTACCTGTACCGCGTCTATCAGCCCAAGGAGTGGTCAGTTACAGGCATACGCCCCGAATGGCTGATGCGGGACTGGCCCCAACCAACCGAACGCACCACACTGGAAAGTATAGCTGGCCTCTATATTGGCGAAGTGGCTCGCAACGAACAGACCCTCCATCGGGCCTATACCGTCGTACGCAAGGCATGGATCTGGTTCCTGCGCATTCCGGTAATCGGCCTGATCTGGATGGTCCTGTTCGCTGCGGAGCAGTACTGGCTGCACCTGGTCAGCTGACCTTTATCGGAAATCCGTTCCCCTTTTCATGCCGCACAGGCGGCGGTGGAGGGGGCGGCGGCGGCGGCGGTGGAGGAGGCGGTGCGTCTTCTTTTGCCATCAGTTTCCTCATCGAGTCTGTTCGAACCCGATGATGGAGAGTGCGGGAATGGCTGACAACAGCCGTTCCCGCATTTGAGACCCTACGTTCCAATTTTCAAGCTTTTCGCGCTCCCCCGCATCGCCGGGCCTGTTGACGCGCGTCCAGTAATGGAGAGTTTCCATGTCACAGATCACGATCATTCCCATCAGGAGAGGCCCGCCACCGAGTGCCCCTGATGCCCTGCAGGACATCATTGTCCGCCGCCAGATGGCCGAAAGCGCCGTGGCAGCTGCCCTGCCGCGTCAGGGCGCCGGCATTGCCCTGCTCATGTCCGAACGCCGCGCCCTGCGCGCCGCTACGGCAGAACTCAACCGCCAGATCGATGCCGAGGAAGCGGAACTGAACCGCATCGCCCGTCGGCACGTCTCCCGCCATATGGTACAGACCACGCGGGGTGTGGCATGAGCCAGAACCTTACACCCGTTCCGCCCGGCGAGCTGGTCGGCCTGCTATCCGCCAAGGAGCAGGCCGCCGCCATCAACATGCACCACCAGTTCCGCAGCAACTTCATGGCCGTAGCGGGCTACCGCGCGCAGGGCAGCCTGCACGCAGCCCGCTTCGCTGCCCGTGTGGCCGATGCCCGGCTGGAGGACCTTGAGCGCCTGGTCATGGGCCGGTTCATGGCCGAAGGCCCCGAGATCGAGGCCGCTACATTCCGCCAGATCCACACAGGAGGAGTGCGGTCATGACCTGCATAGCCGCAGTCGTTTTCGGTGGCGCCGTACACATGATGGGAGATAGCGCCGGCGTGGCCGGATGGGACCTGTCCTTGCGCAAGGATAACAAGGTGTTCCGTGTTGGTGAGGTTGTAATGGGCTTCACCAGTTCATTCCGTATGGGGCAGCTGTTGCAATACAACCTGTCCGTGCCAAAGCATCATCCGGACGTAGATCTGTTTACCTACATGGTTACAGAATTCATTCCGGCCGTTCGGAACTGTCTGAAAAGCGGTGGCTATGCCCGCATCGACAATAACGAAGAACGGGGAGGCTGCTTTCTGGTCGGAATTGAAGGACGCCTTTTCCAGATTGAATCCGATTTTCAGGTCGGTGAAAGCCATTACGCATTTGATGCCGTGAGAGTGTCCGATCTTCTGTGTATGACTGATCTGGTCCATGCTGTCCCGAAAGGAAGCATGAATGACCATCTCGAGAGAAATCCTGGACGCACTGCTGACGGACGTGGAGCGTCCTGAAGACCTGCTCGGCGATGCCGGTCTGCTGAAGGAGCTGAAAATTCGGCTCATGGAGCGTATGCTGGGTGCGGAGTTGACCGCGCATCTGGGTTATGAGGAAGGCAAGGCTGCCCCGCCGGGCCAGTCGAACCGGCGGAATGGCTCCACGACCAAAGTGCTCAAAGGCCAGGACGGTGCCTTGCCTTTGACGGTGCCGCGCGACCGCGACAGCAGCTTCGAACCAGAGCTTGTAAAGAAGGGCCAGACCCGAATTGACGGGATCGATGACAGGATCATCGGTCTCTATGCCGCCGGTCTGACTGTCCGGGACATTCAGACCCATCTGCTTGATCTTTATGGCCTGAAGGTCTCTCCTGACCTGATCAGTCGCGTCACCGATGCCGTGCTGGACGAGGTCCGGGAGTGGCAGGGCCGGGCGCTGGATCGGATGTATCCCATCGTGATCTTCGATGCCCTTCGGGTAAAGATCCGCGATGCTGACAGCCGGACCGTTAAAAACAAGGCGGTTTACGTCGCCCTCGGTGTCACCCGCGAGGGGGTGCGCGAGGTTCTGGGGCTCTGGATCGCCGAGAATGAAGGCGCCAAATTCTGGCTTTCGGTCATGAACGAGTTGAAAAACCGGGGCATCCAGGACATCCTGATCACGGTCGTGGACGGGCTGAAAGGCTTTCCCGAGGCCATCACCGCCGCCTTTCCCGAGGCGATGGTTCAGACCTGCATAGTCCACCTGGTCCGCCACAGCCTGAACTTCTGCTCATGGAAGGACCGCAAGGCCGTGGCTGCCGACCTGCGCCGGATCTACGGGGCCGCAACCGCTGACCTGGCAGCCGCAGAGCTCGATGAGTTCGAGGAGAAATGGGCCGGGAAATACGCGTCAATCGCCCCGGCATGGCGCCGGGCATGGGCCGAAGTGATCCCGTTTTTTGCCTTCGATCCGGCGATCCGCAAGATCATATATACGACGAACGCCATCGAAAGCCTGAACCGGGTCATCCGCAAATCGATCAAGACGCGCGGTTCGTTCCCGACTGACGATGCCGCAGCAAAGCTGATCTACCTGGCGATCCGCAACTTTGAGAAAGACGGGCGGAATGTGCGGGAATGGTTTGCAGCCCGCAACCAGTTCGCCATAATGTTTGGCGAGCGCTTCGCCGCTTGAGTATCTGAAAACTCATGGGCCAGGCCAGATACACAGACTTCAGGACACTCCCGATGCCGTCGGGTGCGGCGCGCCCTATGCCTTGGGAGCGTTGTCCATTCTGATTGATGACAAAAGCCGGACGCCTGAAAACATGCTCAGCCGCGCCCTGTTACAGGCCGAACGGTTTAGCGCTGGCGTGCGGCGACCCTTCCATTACGAGAAGACCAATCCTTTTCAGGTAGAGGTATCGTCGTGACCGACGCCGCGATCAAACTGACCAGGCGTGGCCACGATGTGCTGGCCAAGGTCCGTACACGCGCCCTGCACGACGCCCTGCGCAACCAGACGCCCGGCATCGATGTGGCCCTGACCGCGCTGCTTATTCGCGTCACGGCGGGGGACGCCCTCAAGGCCGACATACTGGCACGACTGGTGGACAGGGCAGGGGACATCACCATCCCGCCAGCCGACCAGCTGGTGCGGCTGGCATGCGAGGCCCTGGCGCGCGAGGTTCACGTCACACCTGAACACAGGCAAAACACCGTCACGTATTCACAGGACCATTATGCCCGGGCCGAATGGATTGGCGCCCTGATGGATGCCGACTACAGCATGCCCCGTCTCGATGCGCCGGAAATACTGGGGGAAATGTCGGGCGATCAGTTGCGTGCCCTGTCCCTGCTTGTTGCGGACGGCCACGGCAAACCGCCCGCAAAGGTTGGCGAACTGCGGGAATGGCTGGTCGGCAAGCTGCCCGACTGGCAGCCCGTACCGTTCCATGCGCCCGGTCCGGTCCAAACACCTTTCCGCGTGATGGAGGAAGCATGATCCATATCCCCGACCATCACCTTGACCGCATCCGCGATAACCTGCCAACAGCGCAGGAAGTCGGTGCGCATGTGCTGCTGTTCTGTGTCATCTGGGGCAGCCTGATCCTGATCGTGCTGGAGGCGCTGTCATGAATAGCCGTCAGCTCACCATGAAGGACAAGGTGCTTGGCGCCCACCGTGATGCGGTCCGATACACCGGTGCCGGTGTCATTCCCGCCACGACGGTGCGGCGCTTCATGCCCGGCCTGAAGCGGCAGAGCCATGTCACCCGCATGCTGAACATTCTGGTCAGCGAAGGTAGGCTCGCGATATCCGCCAGTCAGGGCCAACTCGGCTATACCATGCCATCTAGTGCAACGCGCGGGCAGGTGACGGCATGAGCGATCTGTCCAACCATCCCATCCTGCAGGGCCTTGAATTCGGCAAAGAAATCTACAGCGTCGAAATCCATGGCAATGGCCGGGGCGAGTATGTTGGCGTCACGCGCGAGGACGACGGGCCATGCTGCATTGTCTTTCGGGGCAGCCTTGTCACCGAGAACGGACGTAAGCTGATCCGGGCGCGCGGTACGCAGGCTTGGACTTCTGATAAGCGGAAGGATGATACGAGATGAAGGACGCATCACGCCTGCCATATTGGCCGCGCGCCATGAGTGAAGAACTTGCGGCTGCGTATGCTGGCGGCATCAGCGTCACGACATTGCGGCGAGAAGTGGCCGAAGGCAATGCTCCGAAGCCCCATCATATCTCTGGCCGACGGGTCGTCTGGTTCATTGAGGAACTGGATGCATGGATGGACCGGATAAAAGGGCAGGCTGTCTCAGCCCACCCAGAAAAGAAGCAGACAACTAACTCATGGGCCGCTGCTGCAGCAGCGGCAGGAAAGACCAGTGGCCAACGTCGTTCTACCTTACGTTAATACCTATCAGGCCCGTCGCAAAAAATACGCCTATTACCGTCGAGATGGTGTTCGCCTGCGAATTGCGGGCGAGATAGGCAGCCCCGAGTTTCTGAAATCCTACCAGGAAATTCATAACCGTTTTGAGCAAAGGGAAAGGCCTCGGCCGGGCATTATTCCCGGCAGTCTGGCCGAATTGATTGCTCGTTATCGGGGAACACCGGAATGGACGCAGCTCAAGCCCAGCACGCGGAAGGACTACGAAAAGTTTCTCCAACTGCTGGAGGATGATTTCGGCATGGCGCTGGTGTCTGATCTGGACAGGGCGGCTGTCAGGCTGGTCCGGGATCGCTATGCCATCCGGCCAGGCCGGAAAGAAGGCGACGATCCGATTCCAAGCCCGCGTCGTGCCAACAAGACGGTATCGATGCTTTCGATCCTGATGAGCTATGCCATCGAGATCGGCATGCGTTCCGATAACCCGGCCCTTCGTCCCAAACGGCTCAAGACTGGTCCGGGCTATCGGGCATGGACGCGTGATGAAATTCAGACCTTCCTGCGGGAAAAGCCGCAGTTTCGGCTACCCCTTCTGCTTGCACTGGGTACGGGACAGCGTGGGATCGACCAGATTGCCATGACCTGGAGCGCCTTTGATGGGGACGTGATCGAGGTGGTGCAGGAGAAGACCGGCGCAAAGGTATGGATACCTTGCCACCCCGAACTGAAAATCGCCCTTGAAAGGGAACTGACGTTGCGGACTGCCGATACCATTCTGACACACACACCGGGAAGGCCGTGGGAACTAGGACAGTTTCAATCTGCTGTCAGTAAGGCAATCCGGTCTGCCGGTTTGAAAGGAATCGTGTGGCATGGCCTGAGGGCGACAGCGGCATCATGGTTGGCAGAAATGGGATGCACGGAACGGGAAATCATGTCGATTACAGGACATACTACGGCTGCATCCGTGAGCGTATATGTACGTCATGCCGAGCAGAAAACCCGTGCTGTGAATGCCATCGCCAAGCTCTCCAACCGCGCCTTGGAGCAGGGGCAGGAAAAGAGGGGAGTGACTAACATTTCTAAACAGGGGAAAAAAAGTGACTAA